GCCCGCACTGATCCACGTCGCGCCGTTCTCCAGCACCCCCACCCGGCCGGCCCGGGCAACACCCTGGTGAGACTCACGCCACCGGTCAGTGAACTCGTCCCACTCACTGTCAGTCAGCCGGCGGTCAACCTGGATCACGCCACCCGGGTCAGCGCCATTCAGGAACAAGTTCCGCTGATAGTCAGTGGCGTACTTCTGCTGCTGAATGTTCGACATGATCGACGCGACCGGGCCCGAACCGCGGAACGGATCCAGCGGATCAGGGAGCTTCTCCACGATCACTTCGCTCAGCTCCAGCGGCACCTGCTCGCCGTTAGGGCCCGTGTAAATCCAGCCGACGAGATAGTCCTGCGGGCTCGGCACCGGCTCCATGCGGTCCGGCCGGACATACCAGAGCGACGTCGGGAACGTCGTCACGTCCCGGTTGACGACCCAGATCGTCTCGCCGGTCAGCTCCAGATGCTGATTAGCGCCTTCGCGGAACTCGAACCCGGTGTGGAAATCGTTGGGCTGGTTCCACAGCGACAGCGCCGCGTGAGTGATGATCTCCTTGCGCTGGTCGCTGCCCTGATCACCCGTGGTGTACCGGCGCCGGCCATCCATCGGCTGCTTCCTGAACAGCTTCCACGCCGGCGCCGCCGCAGCCTGGGCGAGCAGCGAAACGATCGCAAACACAGTCCCCGACTGGCCATAGGTCCGCATCTGCGCCTCACGGCTGGCAGTGCCCACACCCAGGTCAAACCGCATCCCACGGCGGTAATTCGTGGTCAGCGGCACCGGCGGCCCGCTGGCCTGGTTACGGAGCCGCCGAAGGCCCGACTTCACTGCTCATCCGCGATCATGAGTTCCAGCACGATGAGCAGCACGCCCGCGCTGGCCAGGCCCACGACCGGGTTCCACCACACGGCCGCCGCGTCCAGGCAGCCAAACCCGGCCACCGTCAGCGGCATGCCCGCGAGGCTCGACAGCGCCGCCCGGTGAGGCCGCACCATGGCTGCACCGCCGCGGCGCAGGCCAGAGAACAGGCCACGCCACACCCGGTGCGCGGCTGACTCACGCCGCTCGCCCCTCGGAATGGCAAGTGTGGTCATTCACGCTCCGGCCGGTAACGCGCGCATGCATGACGCGCCTGCTCCTGATATTACTAGCGCCGGAAGCGCTTAATAAGCCTCTGACCTGCGGAAACACCGTAATTTAATGGCGGCCGCTGAAGGCTGGCGACCGCCATTGCGAACTAATGAAAGGCTATGCACATTCGTCATGCGCAGCGCCGGGCTCAAACCCGGGAGCGTCATCGTAAACGCCGGCCTTCTCATCGCGGTACGCCTCATCGACAGTCAGCCCGCCGATGTAAGCCAGCAAGCCGAACTCCACCGGCTCAGGCGCCTGCCAGGAAGCGTCCACGAATCAGCGAAGAACCCGGAACCGCGGACGGCCAACCAAGTCAATCGCCGCAACGACATAGCGCATCGCATCCATGCCGTGATCGTTCTCCTTACGCGGCGCTTCCTTCCTGGCCTTGTCATCCCACACGTACTCAACGACCTCATCCTGAGTGCACACCGGCCGCCTCGCATAAGTCAGAGCCTGATCCCGCTCAGTCAGCGCATCACGGCAAATGAACAGGCGCGGCTTACCGTCACCAGCGACCTTAAGCCGCGCCTTCACCGCCTCAATGCCCTCCAGCACCGACTTATGCGCCGCCGTAGTCGAAACACCCAAGACACGCTCCAGCGTCGCCCGGCCCTCAGCGTCATGGTCACAGACAACCTCCCGCGGCGGCGGTTCCCGCTCACGCAGCGCCCGCTTAATAGCCCTGGCATGATCCTCAACAAGCGTCTGAGTCCGGTAGATCTCGCGGTACAAATACAGCCGCCCATCGGGATCCTCGGCCCACGCCTGCCACACAAACGGGTTAGTGAACCCGAAATCCACCGCCCAGTACCTCGTCCACGAAGCCGGCGGCTCACCAATCGCCGCATGCAAATGAACCGCCGGCACGAACGTGTCATAAACCAGGCCCTCAGCAGCAGCCCACCGCCCCAGCCGCAGCCGCTCATAGCGGACCCCCGTCAGCGCATCCAGGCGCCGGATGTACTCAGTGCCCTCCAGTGTCCACTCGCCGGCCACGGTGTTATACAGCCGCGGATTGTCCTCATGCTGGCAGTAGACCAGCTTGGTCGCGCCGCGGTCACACCGCTGCTTAAGCCAGTGGTGCGGGGCATCGGGGTTGCAGTCAGCCATGATCTGCTGAAACGAGACCTTGCCGTTGCGGAGCCGCGTCGTGATCGCTTCCCAGTCGGCCTCAGTCAGCTCGGTGGCTTCCTGGACATAGGCAATGTCGTACTCCGACGACATGATGCGGGTGGCCTTGTCCATGCCGCCGACGACGAGAGCCGACCCATTGCCGTACCGGTAGCTGGCCGCTTCCTGCGCCGACCCGCCGAACCAGCGGACCTCGCCGGAATCAATCGCCTCCTTAGCGACATGCTCGCGGAACGTCACCAGCGCCGTAGACGTCAGCGACACCGCCGACTTGCGCAAGATGACACCGCGCATACCCGGGTTGAGCAGCGCTATCGCATGGATCTTCTCCAGGCAGGCGCGCGACTTACCCGTGCCGGCCGCGCCAGACAGCAGCACTTCCGGTGCACGGCTGTGAAACAGTTCCCGCGCAGACCCCACGGGCCGGTAACGGTGCTCGGCCTGCCGCTCAGGAGCCGCTGTCGCCGTCATAACTGGCTAGCAGTCGGTGCATACCGCGATCACCTGCCCGGCGCCCGGCTTACTGCGTGTCGCACCGGAACCGGTGCTGCTGGCGATAGCATCTGACCCGATCCCCGCGCGACAAGGCCCCGGTCTCACCTGCCCAAAGACAGGGAGACCAGGGCCACCGGACTTGCAGCCTGGCTTGGAGGCCGCGCCCAGTTGAACACTCACCATAAGCCCAGCCGTGCCCATGCAGCCATCGCCCGGGTCGTCGCCGTCGCCATCATCACCGGAACGCTCGGCGCGCTGACCACCGTCCTTGCCAGCGAGCCGCCAGGACCGGCGGCGACGGCCACCACCTACCAGGACTGCCCGGTCGCCGACTGCTCGGCCTACCCGCAGCCGTCCCAGGTGCGAGGCCTCACCATCGCCACCCTCGAAAACTGGGTGCTCTACACCCGATCCGCCGAAGCCCAGATACGCGCCGCCCGGGCGTGGCACGTGAACACCGTCCGGCTGCAGATCGTCCAGGACAAGATGGTCGGCGCGGCCGGGAAGTCGTACTCACAGAGATACGCCAACACGGTCCGGGCGATCGTCCACTACGCGCTGGGGCACGGCCTGTTCGTGGTGCTGAATGCGCAGACCGAGATCAGCCTGCACTGGATTGACAACGAGAACCTGCCCACCGCCGTGACCTACGCCTTCTGGCGGCACATGACCGCCCTCTACGGCCACAACCCGCGGGTGATCTTCGACCTGTTCAACGAGCCGAGGTACTGCAACTGGCCGCAATGGCAGGCGGCGTTCCAGCCGCTGGTGTCCCATGTCCGCGCCGAGGGCTCGCGCAACCAGTTCTGGGTGGAGGGGATCAACTGGGGCTCGACTCTGGACGGGCTGCCACTGCTGCACGGCCAGGGGATCGTCTATTCCTTCCACCACCCAGGGTCGCCGTGGCCATGCACGCCGCACGCCTGCGGCGCCCCGCAGCGCCTGCCGGTGAGCGTGGCGACCTGGGATTCGGCCTTCGGCGACCTCGCCGCCCAGGGCGTGCCCGTGGTGGACGGCGAGTTCGTGAATTTCATGGGCGGCTACTACTGGCCCAGGAGCACCCAGATGGTCACCCGGTACTTTCAGTACCTGAGCTACCACCACGTCGGCGTTGTCGCGTGGTCACTACAGCCCGGCATCATGACCGCCACGAACCAGGAGACCACCGCGGTCTCCGAGCCCCAGGGTGCCGGCCGGTTGTTCTGGCGCTACTTCTGGGGGCGCCTCGCTATGCCGGCCGGCGTGCACGCGGTCGCCGAGACCGGCGGCAGGGCCCGGCAGGGGTCCCCGAGCCGGTAGTACATAACCAAGCACGATAACGTGCATTATCGTGCGTGCATGAGCACTCCGGTTCCGGGGTGCCTGAGGGGGGTCAGGCGGCACCTTTCGGCCACGGCTGCGGCGGAACGCCACTGCGCCACCGGGATGCATCGAGACGGCGTTCCCCGGTTACCCGGCCGGCGATGCCAGGCCGTTACAGTGCCAAACAGGGGCAAATGGGGCGCACTTTTCACTCTCCGTGATCGGAGGGCGGTCTCAGCCCGGGATTCTGGCAAGAATGATCTTGATTCGGTTACGCTACGTGAGTTCCCGCGTGTCCACGCCCTCCACGATGTGCACCACGGGCAGCACCGTGAGCGTGGCCCGCGGCGGCAACTGCCCCAGCTCCTCGGCCACGGCCCTGAGAATCGCTGTGCGGGCCTTGATCCACTCATGGTGGCTGGCGTACTTGGCGTGGGCCGCAGCCTCGTAGTCAGCCTCGTACGCCGCTAGGCGGGCCTCCTTGCGTGCGATCCACAGGCCAGCCCACTCATCCTCCAGCCGCTGCCGGATCGCCTCAATCTCCGGCGCCCGCTGCTTGGCGAACTTAGTCACATAAGCCGGGCTGACGCCGTACTTGCGTGCCATCGCCGACCGCGTGATCTCGCGCCCAGCCAGGTCACGGCACAGCGAGCGCTGCATCCCGGGGCCGAGCTTGCGTGAACCGGAGTGTTGAACTTCTGCGATTTCTGTGCTGTCGGTGCTTGCGGCTTCGGATTCGGCGTAGTCGCCTCGGCTGACGCGCAGTGGGACTGGGGCGGTCATGGGCGGTTGTCTGTGTGGGTGCGGGTGTCGCCGAGGCTGGTGAGCCAGCGGTCGATTTCGCTGCGGCGGTAGCGGAGGTGGCGGCCGACGCGGAATCCGGATGGTCCTTTGCTGCGGGTGCGCCAGACGTAGATGGTGGCGACGACGATGCGGAGTTCGGCGGCTAGTTCTTCGGGGGTGACTAGTGGGTCGTCCGCGATCGTGAGCATGTGCACCCTCCCCTCGTGTGGTGCAGGTGAGAGCTTGGGGTGGTGCGGATTTTGCACCGCCCGGCGGGGGTGGGTTCTGGGGGCCCGTTCAGGGGGTGGGCACTCCGAGTGCCTGGCAGTCGGCTGCGACGTCTTTGGATGCGGCGTAGGGGCTGCGGGCGTGTTGCTGGTCTGCTGACATTGCGGCTAGGTGGCGGTGGAGGGGGGTGCCTGGTTCGGTTTGGCTGGCGTCGGTGGCGATGTCGGTGGCGAACTGGACGGCGTCGGCGAAGGTTGGCGCGGTG